GTATAATTACCAGCTGCGTTTACTGCCATGATTAACTTCTTTCTTTAAGATGATTTACTAAGTTGCTTATTTGATTTTCTCTAAAAAGCTTTATAGTTTTAAAAGCATCTTTTGGTGACATCCCATCTCTAATTAATTTTTTGTAATCATTAAAATCTTGATTACTTCCAAAATCTTTTTTTGAATGTAAACCAGCTACTTCTTTAGAAGTATCTTTATTTTCTTTTGCTTTTTTTATTGCAGCAACTTGTCTAGGAGTTTTCTTTACCATTATTTTAACTTCTCTATATCTATATCTGATGGTGATGTTGATAACATTTGAGCAACTCTAAATTTTTTATCAAGCCATTTCTTATATGAACTAGGTTGTTGCTCTATAAATTTATCATAGTGATACTCTAAAAAATCAGCACACTCATCTAAATCAACTTCAAAGTTATCAATCTTCTCTCTCATTTTTTTTACATTCTCTTGAAGATTATCTGGATCATCTTCCCACCATCTTACTTCTCTACTCATGCCTTATTCCTTTTACTGATTGCTCTTGCTTTGGCTCTAGCATCTGCCTTCGAACTAGCACCCCAAGCTCTTAAACTAAGAAGAAGTCTGGTAGGCTTTCCCTTAGAATCTCTTTCTGGACCACGCATCCCACCCATCCTTGCTAAGAAAGAAGCACGTCTAGGATTATCACCACTCTTTACTGGTGGCTTAAGAGTACCTTTCTTATAGCTTGCTCTGCCTTTAGCATTCAAACCACCTTTGGGATTCTTACCTTCTTTTCTTTGCCAAGCTGGAGTTTTAGCCATAGTCACCTCACATTCAACAATAACCATAAATATTTTAACGAGCTTTTCAAGAAAAAAATGCTAGTGAAGTATCCATTGTAGGGTGGGGTATGCTAGTTTTCCTCCCCCACTACACCTATACTATCCTAGATCGATAGACACTTTTATGTCGCCAGCGTGTAGATGCATATGCTTGTCTGGTGCTTTATATCCAGCTCTATCCAGTATGTCTTTGCTAGCTTCTAGTTGCACGTATTCACTCTTGGCTGATTCACTTAGTTGCATCAGTCTTATACTAGCTTTCGTAGCATTCAATCCTATACTATTCATGACTAATGATTGCATATATTGTTGTACCTTATGTGTACGTAATGCCTTGCTTGCACTGACTCTACCACTATCTCCCTTTGCATATCCAGCTATTTGTGATGCTTCGGTAATGCTACATCCAGTTGCTACAAGTGTATCTACTAATAGTATCTGTCTTGGTGTAAGTTCTTTAGTTAGTTCGTTCATAATTTATTCTCCTATTGATGTTTTATTTAGATCATTATCAACTAGTTATTGTCAAGAGCATATTTATCCTGTTGGGCGATTTAACAGGCTGTCGTGAATCAAGCCACTTCATGTCTTGACCCTGCAGTCGCTTCGCTTTGTGCGACGGGCTTCCATCCTTATCGCATGAAAATCGAGATAAAATAGCAAAACTGACTTAGAAATGAAGACGGCTCCATTTCTAGAGTAAGTGTCACTATTTTCCTTCAATTTTATATTGGACATCAAAACTACGTAATGATGTACTGTAGAATATGACTTATTATAAAATGAGCGCCATGCGATATTGTATCATACGAATGATGACTGTTAGAGCAACGAGTATGTAAACAAGAAAATACTGCCTTGCCGTAGTCACATAGCTAAACCATTGCTACTTGTTTCTAAGGAAACAACCAAAGCTCCTAACGAAACTTTGGATTTACATTGCACACAAACCCAACGGTGTTATTGCTACATTGTTGTCGCACGTCATGCTTCGGTGCAACAAAATGTAGTCAATTTTTCTTGTTGACAGACACGTCACTCCAAAGTCTTAGGGTCGATAGTCGCAGGACTATTTTCTACTAAGTATGTAGGATGGTCTAACGACTAGTAAATATAGTAAACAAAAGGAGATATATTATGACTATATTCAATAAAGAACTAACTAAGGTATGTGATAAACTAACTAATACAACACACTACTATATGCTAAATACTATGGCATATAATATACACAAAAAGCTACACGAAAGAAATGAAGGTACTCGTACTGGAATTGATGGTGTAGTAAAGAATGCAGTAACTGGTCTTATTCACTATGTAGAAAGACTAAATGGTACAGTTGAATACTGGTCTGGTAAAATAGCTACACTAGATCAAAAGATAGCTAGTGAGTTAAAAGTTACTAATGGTGTAATACATAATGATGACCGAATATTACGTGATAATAACGGTGATCCATTGTATGGTGAAAGCTTAACTCAAATGATGAATGAGCATGAAGATGCAAGTGATTCAAGAGAACTAGCAGAGTTAAGAATTGTTGATGCAAAAGCAGAGATTGATGCAATGCAAAAACTATACAATGCTATCGTACTTGATATGGATAGAGTAGCTAGCTTATGTAACAAAGCAGGTATTGATACAGTAAAAGTTGGTACTCGACCAGAGTTCAAAAACACAACTGGTATACAATGGGCTAAACCAAAAGCACCAGAAAAAGAGAGAGCAAACATAAATGATAGAGTAGCTCAGTTCCTAGCTAAGAAAGGAGTTGAAATGATTGAAGGAGCTAACGAGATGCTTGATAAAGAAGCAAAGGAGCTTAATAAAGAACTAAATAGTTAATCACTAACATGGGTGGGTGTAACAGCCCACTCATACAACCAAACGGAGTATGTAATGAAGAAGATAACAAG